GAAACTGTTGTTAAGTTATTAGCATCTGCTGTAAATATTTTTGAAGCAGCAGTAGTACCTAATGTTGTAAGATCAGAATAATTAAGTTCAGTAGCAGTAGAGGTTACACCATCTAAAATGTTTAGTTCATCAGCTGTAGAAGTTACTCCGTCTAAAATGTTTAACTCTGCTGCTGTTGATGTAACACCATCAAGAATATTTAATTCAGCAGTAGTTGATGTAACTCCATCTAATAAATTTAATTCTGTTGCAGTTGAAGTAACTTCCACATCTTCATTTATTTTTGGTGAAGTTAAAGTTTTGTTTGTAAGTGTTTCAGTTCCAGTAAGTGAAACTTCTGACGCACTATCTGCCCAATCTATTGTATTTGCTGTTGTGTTAATAGTTCCTAAAAGAATATCATCTGTTCCGTCAAAAAATTTTAAAAGATGTGCAGTTGCATCACCAGAATTATCTAACCATATTGTTCCAGCGACAGCAGAAGTTGGTCTTGAAGTTCCTGAGTTTGAAGTATTAATAGCAGTTAAAACATTGTTTAAATCTGTTCTAAATGCTGGGAAACCTTGATTTTCTATATTGTAATCATGTGTAGCCATATATTTATTCCTTATATATTAATTAATAACCTTTTGCAAGGTAATCAAAACTTTTTGAAATACCAGTACCACCAGCATTTTTAAAAGCAACATCAAAGCCAGTAGATGATTTATTTGTCACTAAAAAGTAATCTCCAGTTGCCATTCCTTGTGCTGTAATACCCACTGCATAATTAGTAGCATAATACGGAACTCCAAATACTATTGAATAAACACCAGCACCAGAGGTTATATCGTTTGATGATTGTATTCTATCTTCCATATCTATTGAAACTGCTAAAGCTGATATTAAAGGATTAGCAGCACCACCACTTGTTAATTTCAATCTAAATTTAAAATACCTAGCTGAATAATCTGCTATTACAAAGCTGTTAAAATTAGAGAATGTTATGTTGTCATCACTTATTGAAATCTCTAAATTAGAACTAGCCTGAGAAGCTGCGTCACCATCAAATCCAGAAGAAGCATCATCAAATAATCCAGTTTCAGAATCAAATAAATTAGCTAAATCTTCAACTGATTGAGTTATACTTGCTGTAATTCTAGCTGTAACTTTTACACCAATATCAATTGTATCGGTAAAGGCGTAACTTCCAGTTAAATTAAGATCAGATAAGATAACACCACTATCAAATAAGTTTGTTGTTTCATTATCAAAGTTTCCTAAAGCTGAATCAAATATTTCTGTATCAGTTAGTTTTAATATTCCATCTATTACTATTGTGTTTGTTTTAGTTCCACTAAATGTAGGTGATTCCGTTACAGTTGTTATTGAGTTATAATTACCAATAGATAAAATGTTTGTAGTTATAGTTGAAGCAGATATACTAAAGTTTCCTAGTTTATCTACAGCTTTTATCAAGTAACTACCGACCCTAGCTGGTACGGTTATACTAGTCGCTGGTCTTGATACTTTTTTAACTAATGCTACTGAGTTAATCCATTCTGGATTAGATAAGTCTGTTGTAAATCTTATTTCATAATATGCTAAATCTAAATCAGCTACAGCGTCCCATGATAAGTGTGCTTCTTGTCCAACTATATTACATACAAATTCTGATACATTTGAGGGTGGTGCAATACCACCAATAATAGTTCTTGACGCAGAAGTATAACTAGACGATACACCCAAACCATTTACTGCCTTAACTTTTACATCATAAATTTCTTGATCTATAACATTTAACACCCTTCTATTTAATCCAGTACCAGTAGAGTGAACTTGATAATCTGAATCTGTATTTAGTTTATATTCAACTTGATAATAATCTACGAATTGATCTGTTGAAGCACCTATTAACACGTCCATTGCGACTATGACCGTACCATCATTATAAGCAATTAATTGATCTGATAATGTTACAGATGCTGGTGCAAGTACACTATTAGGATTTGGTAGCGTTGTAACTGGTACTGTATCAGCAACAACTTTTGATGCCCACGTATAGTGACTATCTTGATGTTCTACTAATGTTAATCCTACTGTATAATCTGAATTAAATGTTAAACCCATTACTCTAAATGGTTTTGTTGAAAATCCTAAAGAAGAATATGTTACATTTACTACATCACCAATAGATAATTCATATCCTTTAAATGTTACATTGATACCTAAGGTTAATGCCTCTCTTGATCTTCTTAATATTACTTCTGCCATTTCTTCGGCTTGATATTTATTTGTTAATGTTTGAAAAGTAAATCTTCCCTCTAATAAAAAACCACCATCACTTGTTTTCATAGTAGAGTGTTGATCTCCACTATCTAATTCACTATCATCTATTGGGGGGAATTGTACTTCATTAACTTGCCAATTTCTATCAGGGTCAATATATGAAGCTATAACTCTATTATACTTTGCGTTTTTTTCAGGTACTGATAAATGATATCCACCTATAATATCATCTTCATTTACTTCAACTGTTGCAGTTCCAGTTCCTTCGATAATTAAACTATATTTACCAGCAGTATAAGGAAGGAATCCCCTACAACCTTTAACAAGTTCTCTAACATTATTAATAATACTTCTTGATGTATCAATAGCTACATTGCAATCAAATACATTTATATCATCTCCACCAGAATAAGGTGTTACTTGTGTTTCGCATAATAAAGAAGCATCATAAAAAGATTGTAAATCAATTTCAGAAGTAGTTAAACCTTTTCCGTATCTTGCGTTAGTTAAGTAGTCCAACATATTCCACGCTGGATTAGTTGAGTGTGAAGCTGTTTGTGCAACTAAAGAAGAATTATAAGATACTACTTTTTTACCTTTTATTTTAGCTTGTACTTTAGGAATATTTCCCCACACGTCTTTATTCCATTTAAATTTTAAAGCTAAATACGCTATGCCAGATAATTTATGATTTGATGTCCAGTTATCTAATGTTGATAATAAAGAAGAAGCCGATTGTCCATCTGTACCCAAATGAGGTTCTACTGTAATTAAACTTGTAGAATCTTTATAATAATTATCGTCTCCAGTATTAACTGTTACTTGTGTATTATCTGCTAACGCACCTGACCATGTAACAACCTTATCATTAATTAATATTTGTTCAATTGAATTAATTTCACCTTCTGCCATTGCTATAGCCATATACATATAGGTATTATCAGTTCCTGATGATTCTAAAAATACTCTTGTACCACCAACTAATCTTTCTCCATATACTACTGGAATATTAGCATCATTAGATGTTTTATTAATTAATAAACCTTTTTCAAAATCATCAAATTGATTAGTACCAAAATCTTCAATCTCAGGAACATCTGGTTTTAAAGCCCAAGCAACAAATAATGTTGCCGCTAAATAAATCCAAGGGTTACCAGTTGCCATAGCTGCAACTTGTATAATGCTACCTATACTACTTCCCATTATGGAACTCCCTTTTAAATTTACTTGCTACTCTGTAAATATTATCTTCCTTATCTAGTCTTAACCAGTTGATTGATTCATTAACATTTAAGTATGCTTTAAAATAATTATAAACCCAAGACATAACTGTTTTAGGATTTTTTAAAATAACAATATCAACTAACCAAAGTTTATCTCCACAATTCCAATTATACATATTAATTTTACTTGTTAACTTATAACTATCTTCTACCTCTTTATTTAAAAATGCCCAATTAACAAAACCATAAACTCCATCTTCATTATAAAATATTTTAAACTGATTGCTTTCTATTGATGGTGATATATGATTATGTATCTCCTCATCTGTTTTATTCTTATATTTATTAAATGATTTAAATAACTTAACTATATTGTGCATCTATTCTCTACCCCATTTAATTTGATTAACTACTTCAGAAGAAAATTCCATACCAGTATCTGTACTAAAGAATCTTTGTTGAGAAGGATTGTTTGTTTTTCTACCATTCTTTTTATCAAAGTCTGCCCAATGAGAAGCAACTGATAATATTACTTTACTTTTTTTTGTAGTTTCTTCAATCTTATAACTTTCTATATTACCTTTATATAAAAGAAATGGGTCTTCTGTAATAGTGTTAGAACTTGTTAATAAACCTCTATAAATAGTAACTGCAGTATTTGTTATATTCTCATTTAATACTGTTGATATATAAGTTAGATTAGCACCTGATAATTCTAGTTTTAAACTTGCTTTAGTTATATCTGATTGTTCTGTAAATGCTGAAAAACTTAATAAGAATGAACTGTTAGAATATACAAGTGAAGAACCTGATACTGATGAGGTTAATGGATATGAACAATCTGTTATATTAACTGGTGTATCAAAATCAATGCTTATTAGATGAACTGGTCTAATATCATTTGTTGCTAACTGATTCTTGATTGCTGTTGTTAGGGTTCTGCTCATATAGTTCAAAGGTTGTTCTTGTTATGTTCTCGTAACCTTTTATCACATCAAGTACACTTATGCCACCAATATTCTGATCTCTAAGTATAAAGAGTTCATCATCTTTTAATATACCCCATAACTTATGAGTATAAACTTCATCAAAATTATACCAAAATTTAACTAAATATTCTTGCATTTATCTCTTTCTGTTAATTGTTAAAGTGCTTCTTCTAAGTCCATCTGAAACTTGTATTGTAAGTTTCCATCTTTGTCAACACCTACTACTCCATAGTCTTGAGTGTCATTAACCTGATATACTGTAAATGGAACGCTATCATAAGTAATAGTTGAAGTAGTTACCGCTACTGTTAAAGGTGGTTCAATAGTTAAAGTATTAGTTGCTGAAATATCTGCTGTATCTGCTACAACCATATATACTTTATCATGACTTGCAAACTTAATAAAATCTCCTGATAATAATGAACCAGTTCCACTTCCAGCTAAAGTAATTGTAGTTCCGCCAGAACTTCCAGAACCAGTAGGCACTCCAGCAGCAGTTCCTCTAGCATTTTTTATTTCAGGTGGTATTATTTGAAAGTTCTCTAAGCCTGATCTTTGTTTCATCATAAAGCCCATTAGTTCTCCATAAACATCTGATCTTTTACCAGTTATAATTTCAATACTAAATAACCATCTTTGATTATCTATTTGTCTTTTTAATACTTTACCTGATACCGTTTTAGATATGATTGTATCTTGACTAGATCGTATTCCTAAAGATTTAAACTTTGCAGAAGATATTGGAAAAGTTCCTGACATTATACTAAATTACCTTGTCCTCTTTCATTAACTGCATCATTAATTAGTGTAGTTATTTTTCCTCTACTTCTTTCTAGCATTTGTTCAAAATCACTTGCGTCATTAACATTAACATTAAATGTAATATTAGTTCCACCACCAGAACCACCTCTAGCTGATTGAGTAATTTGTCCTGATTGGTTAGGTACAAACATTTCAGCACCATTTTCTCCTACCATATACGGAGTACCTTTAGATACCGCACCACCAGTTGCTTTAGTCATTGAACCACCACTTGTACTTAAACTTCCACCAAATGCACCCAAGATAGAAGAAAACATACCACTAGCAGAACTTGAACCTGATGCACTAGCTTGAACTTTTTTCTCATGAGATATCATTCTCTCAATACCTAGTTGTTTCATTAATTCAAAGTTTTTTAATTTCTCTAAAGTTATTGACCATATTTGTCTAGCTATCATTTCAATGAAGAAAGACATTATTTTTTCATTCATAGTTCTAGCTATATTTTTCATAGTGTCGCCAAAGTCTTCACCTCGAGATATTGACCTTGATAGTGCTTGTGACATATCTGTTATAGCATTATTAACACCTTCTGCTATTGTGTTTCGAATATCTGCAAACTTCTCTTTCATTACTTGAAGTGAATCATTATTAATTTCTTTCATTTTTATTCTAAATTTCTCTAAAGCCGAAGGTACTTTATATTCTAACTCACTTACATAATCATCTATTACTACACCTATTTCTTGATAAACTTGTTTTTGTTGTACTAATAATCTATAATTTTCTCGGTTAGCATCTGCTGAACTGTTTTTCCATTTGACTTGATTTTCTAAATGTCTCAAAGTTACATAAGTTGAGTCTCTTTGCTTTTCTAATATAATATATTGTTTTTCCAGATTTTTAATTTGCTTTTTACTTAAAATTTCACTTGTGAAGAAACCCATATTAGCCTCAGATATTCTTGTTTGTATTGCTTCCATTTTACGCTGTATAGTGTCTATCTGTGCAGAGGTTGATTTAATTTTCCTATCATCAAATATTCCGAAACTTTGCTTTGTAGCGTCTATTACATCTAAAATTTTATCAATAAGTAAAGATACACCAGCAAGTGCTAAGAAACCCTTTTTACCAAAAATAACAGCACCAACTACACCAGTTTCTCTTATGACTACTGGCATAGCCATGAAACCATCTACCATTGAACCCATTACTGCTTGAATTTTTTTTAATGTAGGTATCATATTTTTGCCCATTTCAATGGATTTTCTTAATCCATCTGCCAAACTTCTACCTAATGCTTTTGCCATAACTTCTATTTTTTCTGCATTTTGCTCAAGATAATTATTAAATGATTTTATTTCAACTTTTAGTGAATCAAAGAAACCAGCATCTAAAAGTACTCTTTTAAAATTAAAAAATTTATCCCCTATCATTGATAGAGAACCTTCTAATGTTTCTGCTAGTGCGTCAGTTGCACCACCAAATTTTCCACCCTTACCAAATGTTTTTTGAAGTGCTTCTGCTGTTTCTTCTATTGTAACTGTTGCACCAGCAGAAAATCCTAACATTGATTTAACACCTTTATCTCTAAATAGATCAGCAGCACTAATACCAGCAGACATTGATCTTTGTATTTGTTCAGAAGTAGTTTTAAAATCTAATCCTGTTACAGCAGCAACGTTACCAGTAATCTCCATTAAGTTAGCCATTTCTTTTGCGTCCTTAGATACTACAGCTAATACACCAGCACCTTTTTGAATTTCCTCTAGTGAAAATGGAACTTTAGAAGCAAACTTTGCCATTTCATCAAATGCTTTAGAACCCTCTTTAGCACTTCCGAATAAAAATTTTAATCTAACTTGTAATCCTTCAATCTGCTTACCAGTATTTATTAATGATCTAATAGCTAATCCAGCACCCAAACCTATAAAAGCTGATTGAACTGAGAAGATAGATTTTTTTAATCTACCTAAACTTCCCTGAACACCTGATAAGGCTTGTTTGGAACGATCTTTTGCTGTTATGTTAATCTTTAAATTTTGAGAAGCCATTATCTACCGTGTTTTGCGTTATTTAAATCAGAGTCCTTTTTATACTGTTTTCCCTCTTTAATCAAGAAATACAGTAAGGTATTATAATGCTCTAATGGCATATCTAAACATTGTTGGATTGTAAATTTGAATCTATCGCAAACAGCAAAAAGTGACGCCATCTCTGGGTCACTACTTACTTTTTTTCAATATCCTCTAAAGAAGTTTCAGCTAATATTTTATTCGCTATATTTGAAATAATATTAGAGTCTGCTTTCTTATCTTCTGGTTGGAATGCTTTAACAAGTTCACCTTTGTCATCTTTAACTTTCAATTTCATAATCAGTAAATCAACTAAAACTGTTAGGTCTTGAAAATTATTAGATTTCTTAAAGATAATATTTTTTTGTTCAAGTGTTAATGGTTCTGAGTAAAAAATAGATGGCTTATCGTTGTCATCTTTCCATTCTTCAACATGAATTTCTAAAGTCTTTAAGTTTCCAAAGTGAGTTGTTGCTCTATCAATTATTGACATATACTACTATGAAGCAGTACCAATAGTTAATGCACCAGTACCTTGAACTGTAACAGTTCTTGATACAACACCGTCCATAGCGTTAGAGATAGACATACCAGTTACCAAACAAGCACCAGTAAGTGTTTCATCACCAGTAGTTGCCCCTTCGGGTTGGAATACAAAAGTGATTGCAGTACCAGCCAATAGAGTTTGTTGAACTGTGTCTCCTTCGTCATAGTGCATTTCAATTGAACCAGAAAAAGATGTTCTTCCAGTTAAAAATGATTTTGTTGCATCTGTTAATGAAGTGTCCTCTACTACATCTGCTGTTGTTTCTATTGTGAATCCAGTTACTTCTCCGATAGTATCTGCACCTACTTTAATTAATCCTTCTTTTCCGTGATGAGTTGCCATTATATTTTATCCTTATATGTTGTTGATTTATATGAGTCTTGTTTTTCTTTTTTCTTTTCGGTTGTGTAACCTAAAGATTTGTAATAATCAACATTATTCTCGTTGATTGTAATTTCTTCCTTGTCTTTGTATAATTTAATGTCTTTAGCCATAATGATATCCTTTTATCTTATTTTGTTATTTTAATCAATTAGTTTATGGAGTTCCAGCTTGATACTCATACATACATCTAATAGTCATCTTTATACCACCATAAGGGAATAAAGTACCTTCGTCTGTTTCTACTTCTACTATTCCACTATCTAACGCATTACCACCTCTAGTAATATCTAGTTCAACAGCAGTTTCTATAGCTGTTATTAATTCATTTCTTGCAGTATCTAAATTAGAATCTACACCTTTAACAAATCCCATTATAACAAAGTCTATATGTCCAAATCTAGTTCTTGCACCACTTCCTAGTTCTCCATCTTCTCTTTGTTCTTCTGAGGTTTGAACTATTACTGCTGGATATTGTTGTTGTGATAATTCATCTAATATAAATGGTTGTCTGCTAATTTTCTTAACAGTTATAGGGGAACTTATTGCTGTAATAACAGTTACTAAATTTGATGCTATGTTTTCTCGTATAGACATTATAATCTTCTCATTTGTTTATTTATAAACTTTTTGAATGAATTACCTATAACACGTTCTGTTTGATTGTTAAACCCAAAAAATTCTCTTTTATTTTTAGCTAACACTTGAACAAATACTGCTCTCTTTCTCATTTCGGAATTAGTGAATCCTATTGATACAGTATATTTTCCAATATGTTTAATAGATGTATTAGGATTTAAACTACCTAACATTCTTCCTGAGTAAAATAAATCTACTTTAGTTGGATATCCTTTTTTAGCTAAGTGATCTAAGTAACCTTTAGAGTATGGGTAAAATGATTTATCATTATAATCAACACCCCTTTTAGTTTTAGTTCTTATGATATCTAATAGTTGAAAACCAGCTTGTTTTAAACCTTTGGTAATATTTCTTGTAAGTTTCTTTTGATAATTTTTAATGCCAGTAATTACTTCTTTAGAGTTAGATTTAAAAGTAACTGAGGCAACCATTATCTAATCA